TCCAGTCAAATCATTGGCAGGATTTATTTCAGCAGGGGTTAATAACTCTGTTTCTTTAACCGCAGATACTACATTAACAGTAGATGCACACGCAGGAAAAATCTTGTTGTGTAACGATGCAGACGGTAAATTTACTTTGCCTTCTATCTCAGCAACAACTCCAAGTGATCCTACAGACCCAAACCAAGCTAACAACATTGGTGCTTCATTCTTTTTCTATATTGAAACACTGGCTTCTGATCTTGACATCAAAACTGATGGCACAGATAAGTTTAAAGGTGCAGTAATTATAGCTATTGATGACAGCACAAAGAAAGCTTTCGTTCCAGCGGCGACTAATGATGTCATGACTTTAAATGGTACAACCAAAGGTGGTATTGTTGGAAGTGTTGTACAAGTAACAGCTATTGATTCAGCTACTTATCTTGTTCACAATTCATTGTTAATAGGATCAGGAACTATAGTAACACCATTTGCTGACGCTTAATTTTAGGAGCTAATTATGGCAGATGCAGTAACTTCAACAACTATAGTAGATAGTGATAGACTCGCTGTAATCCAACTCACTAATACATCAGACGGTACAGGCGAATCAGCAGTTACCAAAGTCGATGTAAGTGGCTTGAATGCAAGTAGCAATGGGCAAGTGTGTACAGGCGTACGCCTTGCAAAAATTTGTTATTCGACCTTTGGCATGAGTGTAAAGCTCTTATGGGATGCAACAACCGACACTATTTGTTGGGACTTAAATGCAAACTATGCAGATTCAGAAGATTTTACTGAATTTGGCGGTCTAGCAAATACATCGGGCAGTGGTAAAACAGGTGATATAAACCTGACTACCACAGGTGCAGGCAGTGGTGACTCCTATGTTATCGTGCTTACGCTGATCAAAAACTATGGTAGTTAATATTTAAAGTAGCAATGTTTCGGCATTGCTACGCTTTTGGATATGGCTGAAAAAAAGAAAAGAAAAGCTAAAAGCATACCCAAGACCACAAAAGGTAAGGGAGCTAATTATCGCCCTACTAAAAAGGGTGCAGGCATGACGAAAAAGGGTGTTAAGGCTTACAGAAAAGCTAACCCCGGTTCTAAATTAAAAACAGCCGTAACTGGTAAAGTTAAAAAAGGAAGCAAAGCGGCAAAAAGGCGTAAGTCTTATTGTGCTAGATCGCTTGGACAACTTAAACGCAGTTCGGCAAAAACTAGGAATGATCCTAACTCAAGAATACGCCAAGCAAGGCGAAGGTGGAAATGTTAAATGGCAGTACCTGACAATGTAAAAAATCCAAGTCTTTATAGTAAAGCTAAGTCTAAAGCAAAGGCTAAGTTTGATGTTTATCCATCAGCTTATGCAAACGCTTGGATGGTCAAAGAATACAAAAGAATGGGCGGTCAATATAAAGCACAAGGTGGAATTATGGAAAAAAGTCTAAAACCAATACCCAAAGGCAACAAGGGGCTACCTGAGCTACCTAAAAAAGTCAGAAACCAAATTGGTTTTATGCGTGACGGTGGCACAATTAAAAAGGGTGCAGGTGTTAAAAGTTTTATAGCTCGTGGTTGTGGTGCGGTTATGAATGATCGCAGAAAGAAAACCAAGATGCGTGGCTAATGACTAAGCGATCAGGCGGACTTAAGAAGTGGTTCAAAGAAGAGTGGGTAGATATTGGGTCACCAAAAAAAAGTGGTGGCTTTAAGAAGTGCGGAAGAAAGTCTGCAAAAGGATCAAAAAGAAAATATCCTAAATGTGTGCCTAAATCAAAAGCACGGTCAATGACCAAATCACAAATCAAATCAGCAGTCACAAGAAAAAGATCAAAAAGACAGGGAGTTGGTGGCAAACCAACCAATGTAAAAACTTTTGCCAAAAGAAAAAAGTGATAGAATAAGTATTTTAATTAGGAGCAATAATGCACAAGAAAACTAAAGGATATGCTAGCGGTGGTATGGTCAAATCCAAAGGCATGAAAAAAGGTGGCATGATGAAATCAAAGGGCATGAAAAAAGGCGGTGCGATGAAATCTAAAGGCTACAAAAAAGGCGGAAAAATAAGCACAAAAGGTTACAAGAAGGGCGGAAAAGTAAGTAAGTAGTGTCTTATTTATACAGTAATATCCCACACTTTAAGTGTTGGGTGAGAAGAGAGTACACACATAACCATGAGCAATATCATGGTGAGTTTTTGCACGCTATGGCTGTAGGCGTTACTACTATGCCAAATCGTTGCTTAGGATTTCATTTAATCTTTACTGGCATAGAAGCAGACGGTGAGCCTGAAGATACAGCACACGGTGGAGCTATGTGGGCAAGAATGCCGATAACCGCTTTGGTTGCAGACACACCATTTGAAGAATGGGCAGAACCTATGGCAGTACATGATGCACAACCATGGGATTGTTCATCACATCATAACTCTGTTTATGTTATAGATAGAGCAACACCCTGCCCTTGGCTTGCAAAGATAGATGGCAAGATGTTTCCTGCAAAGTATTATTTCACTGTAGATTATGCAGAAAGCGAAATAGCTGATGATCCTGCACAACACAAAAGCAGTCATGTATTAGAGTTATTAGACGCAGGTGAATGGACTGGAAATATCGTAGCGTTGCCCAATAATAGGGTAAGAGTTACACACCCTGCTTGGTTTGAAACAGGCAGTGATGCACCCGATTTTAAACCTTCTGCACATATACATTACTCTAAATCTGATTTAGACTATACATTAGATGTAAATCGAGTTTTCGATAATTTATACAACGAGGATTAGGCGTGGCAACTTCAGGAAGTAAAAACTTTGAGCTAGATGTAGCTGAATACATAGAAGAAGCATTTGAAAGATGCGGTCTTGAGCTACGCACAGCATACGATTTAAAAACAGCAAAACGCAGTTTAAATTTATTGTTGGCTGAATGGGCTAACCGTGGTTTGAATCAATGGACTATTTCACAAACATCTATTGCTTTAACACAGGGAACAAGTTCTTACAGCCTTGACTCAACAAATCCAAGTGCTGTGATTGATGTATTAGATGCATTTATCAGAAGAACAACCAACGGCACTCCAAGTGATTTACAAATGAATCAAATATCAAGAAGCGAATATGCGTCTGTTCCTGATAAAACTGCACAAGGCAGACCATCTCAATATTTTGTAGACAAACAAATTACACCAACCATTTATCTCTATAACACACCTGAGAACTCAACAGACGTTCTTTATGTAAATAGAATTATGCGTATGGATGATGTAGACGCATCAACCGATACCTTACAAATGCCTTTTAGGTTCTATCCTTGCCTAAGTGCAGGATTGGCTTACTATCTATCCTTAAAAAAAGCTCCTGAAAGAACGGGCATGTTAAAACAACTCTATGAAGAAGAGTTTGAAAGAGCTTTGAGTCAAGATGAAGATAGAGCATCGTTTAGAGCAACCCCTGATACTAGGGCATACGATTACGCATAATGGCATTCGCATCGGAAAAGAATGCGTATGGTATCTGTGATAGATGTGGTTTTAGGTATGGCTTGCGTGAACTAAGAAAAGAATGGAATGGATACAGAACCTGTCCTGAATGTTATGAGCCAAAGCATCCACAACTTGATGTAAAAAGAAATCTTGCTGATCCTGAAGCCTTAAACAACCCAAGAGTTGATACAAGCGTAGTACCTAGAAATTTTACAGTTTATACAAATTGGGATTTGGGTATAATAGGTACAGCACTTACAGTTCCTGATGCGTTAGAATCTGCATTAGGTACAGTTACGGTAACAAACACATGAGTTTTACATTAACAACATTAAAAACAGCAATTCAAGATTATCTTGAAACTGACGAAACTACTTTTGTAAGTCAACTTGATACATTTATTACTCAGGCTGAAGAAAGAATATTTAAAACGGTACAATTACCCGATCAAAGAAAAAATGTTTCAGGTAATCTAACCGCAGATCAAAGATTTCTTAATACGCCAACAGATTGGTTGGGAAGTTTTTCATTGGCTGTCATAGATAGTGGGAATTACACTTATTGCGATTTTAAGCATAATTCCTTTATTAAAGAATATTCATCAAGCACATCAGCAAGAGGCAAGCCAAAGTATTACTCTATATTTGATCAATCAAGCTTTGAAGTATCGCCAGTGCCTGATCAGGCTTATGATGTAGAGCTTCATTATTTAGCAAGACCAAAGTCAATAACCGCATCAGATGCTACCTATGCAAACACCGATGGTGCTACTTATTTATCTATTGAGGCTCCTGATACGCTTTTATATGCATGTTTAGTTGAGGGTGCAATATTTTTAAAACTGCCCCAAGCAGAAATAGGCATACTGGACTCTAAATATAAAGAAGCTTTAGGTAGGCTGAAGAACTTGGGCGAGGGCAGAGATACAAGAGATGAAATGAGGTATGATTCGCTTAGAATTAATGTAACTTAATTTTCTTTTTGAGAGGAGAAAAATGAAGAGAATAAAAAAACTTGAAGGCAAGACCGTAGCCATTGTTGGCTTGGGTCGCAGTTGGTTTGATTATAACTTGGCTAAATCACACGGTGATAACTTTGACGAGGTGTGGGGAATTAATGCTGTAGGCTCTGTTATATTTCATGATCGAACTTTTATGATGGACCCACCGTCTAGGTTTTTAGATACTGATGATGCAGGCGGTCAAACCAGTGGCATGAAAAGAATGCTGACCACGGGCGATAAACCCATTTATACCTGTGAGCTTGATGAAAGAGCAAAAAATTTGGTTCTTTATCCAATAGATGAAATCGTTGCCGATCTTAATTGTTGTTACTTAAATAATACTGTTGCCTATGCAATAGCATTTGCTTTATGGAACAGGGTGGGTACTTTGAAAATATATGGAGTGGACTTTACTTATAAAGGCAATTTACATTTTGCGGAATCGGGCAGAGCCTGTGTAGAGTTTTGGCTATCTAAATGCATGCATGCAGGAATGCAAGTGGGTGTAGCAGGGTCATCAACATTGCTAGATACATGTATTGAAACAAGAGAAAAACTTTATGGCTATCATAGATTAAAAGACCCGTTGGTTCCCTTGATGGATGGCGATAAAATGATTGTAAAAAAAATGAGTGAGCTAGCGATTAATCAATCACCAATAGAACCACAACTTATTGGAAGACATGATGATAAAACTAGCCCAGTTGAACCAAAGGAGTGGTAAATGATTGAAGATACGGCTTTAGGAAACATTGGTGCGATTGAGGTACACACCACGAATGAGGGCGGACATCCAGTAAGTTTTTGGGCTAAACTATGTGTAGATAGAATTGTTCATGTAAGTGAAGATGCTCCTGAGCAAATACAAAAACAAGTAAAAGAGTACAAAGATAATATTGAAAAAGTTATTGAACTATATATGCAAAATGCCATAAAATCTGATAGGATTACAATTAACAATCAATTAGAAAAAGCAGGCTTTAAAGATTCTGCTGATTTAATTAGGAAACTATAATTATGGCAATTACATCAACACTTACAACAAGCTTTAAAAAAGAGTTACTTGAGGGTAAGCACAATTTTTTAGCGTCAGGCGGAAACTCATTTAAGCTAGCCTTGTATACAAGTTCAGCAACATTGGGTGCTACCACAACTGCTTTTACTACAACTGGTCAAGCCAGTGGCACAAATTACACATCAGGTGGTGCAGCTTTAACTAACATTAACCCTACAAGCTCAGGAACTACTGGTTTTACTGACTTTGCTGATTTAACTTTTGGTACAGCTACTATCACTGCA